TGCATTTCTTTTTCTTCAGGATAATTTTGTATTTCTTTTTCTTCAGGATAATTTTGTATTTCTTTTTCTTCAGGATAATTTTGCATTTCTTTTTCTTCAGGATAATTTTGTATTTCATCCGCCATTGGTATAACATCTCTAATTTTGTTTTTATTGTTTACTAATGAACTATAAATATTAAATGTTTGAAAAATACTTTTAATAATAATATAAATTTTAATAAAACTTAATGAAATAATTTTGCATAATATTCTTTTTTTATTTAAGATTCTGGTTTCATCACTATTTTTGGCCAAATTTTTGGATTGTAATATTTTATTTAAATCTTTTAAATCAAAAAAATATAATACCTTATTATTATAGTTATATTTTTCTTTACCATCACCATATATAGTAATATCAAAAGGAATTTTAACTCTATTTATATAATTTTCAAAAATTTCACTAGTTAATATATATAAACTTTCACACTCATCGCATTTACTTTTATTATCATTTCTCCCATTAATTTTATAATCTTCAAAATCCGAAACAAAATTTAGTAATAAATTTGAATTATTCAAATAAGACGTAAATTTTTTATTTATAAATTTATCTAAATCTTCATCTGTTTTTGTCGAATTATTAAAAAAATTTGTAACAAAATTATCTGTTATAAAATTCATAATATATTAATATATACTAATATATTATTAAAAATATTATAATATTATTAATATTATAATATTATTAATATTACTATTAGTATATTATTAATATTACTATTAAAATAATATTAATTTAAATTGAAGTAAATAGGTTTAAAAATAAATTATTTAATAATAGTGAGAATTAAATGTTAGAGTCATCACAATGTAATTATGAAAACTTTATCAATAAAGGTCAAAAATATAATAAACAAGAAACAAGAAAAAATAAATTAAAGGAAAATAATAATAAAAAACTATGGAATATTTTTGATGAAGAATTGAACTCTAATGTAAATATTGAATGTGTTTATATTAAAGAAGAAGATGCTCTTCTAAATGATAATTTATGTGTTAATTGTAATGAATCTTTGCGTGTAGGGGAAGATGGATTCTTAACATGTTCTAATAATAAGTGTGGTCTTATTTATAAAGATAATTTAGATCAAACTGCTGAATGGCGATTTTATGGTGCGGATGATAATAGTCATAGTGACCCAACACGATGTGGAATGCCTATTAATCCATTGTTAAAAGAATCATCTTATAGTTGTAAAGTTTTATGTCCTGGTAAATCAAGTTATGAGATGCATAAAATTCGTAGATATACAGATTGGCAAGCAATGCCATATAAAGAAAAGTCGCGCTATGATGAATTTCAATTAATAGTTAATATTTCACAAAATTCGGGAATTCCTAAAATTATTATAGATGAAGCAATGAGACTACATAAGAAAATTTCAGAAACAAAAACATATAGAGGATTAAATCGTGATGGAATTATTGCGGCGTCAATATATATTGCTTGTAGAATTAATAATTATCCTCGAACTGCGAAAGAAATAGCAAATATATTTAATTTGGATAATGCTAGCGCAACAAAAGGTTGTAAAAATGCTTTGTCCATTATTAATGAAATTGAGCATAATAATAATGTAAACGAAGATATTACATCATTAAGTAAAACAACTCCGTCATCATTTATTGAACGTTTTTGTAGTAAATTAAATATTAATAATGAATTAACAAATGTATGTAAATTTGTAGCATTTAAAATTGAACAATTAGGACTAATTCCTGAAAATACACCGCATTCTATTGCCGGCGGTATTATATATTTTGTATCACAAGTATGTAATTTAAACATTACAAAAGCATCAATAAATAATGTTAGTAAAATTAGTGAAGTAACAATTAATAAATGTTATAAAAAATTAGAAACATACAAAAAAACTTTAATACCAGAAACGATTTTACTTAAATACAACTAATACTTTAATACTTTAATAAATTATATTTAAAAAATTATAATATATATTATATATTATAATATTTAAAATGGAAACTATACCTAAAATAATTTTTATTGTTCCTTACAGAGATCGCATTCCAGAGAAAATACATTTTTCTATTTATATGAAATATATTATGGAAGATTATGATAAAAATGACTATGAAATATATTATAGTCATCAAACGGATTCAAGACCATTTAATAGAGGTGCTACTAAAAATATAGGTTTTTTAGTTATGAAAAAAAAATATCCAAATGATTATAAAAATATAACTTTCGTATTTAATGATATAGATACTGTTCCTATAAAAAAAAATATGTGTAATTATATAACTACTAGCGGTATTGTAAAACATTTTTATGGATTTACTTTTACATTAGGTGGAATTTTTTCAATAGTTGGTAGCGATTTTGAAAAATGTAATGGATTTCCTAATAATTGGGGCTGGGGTATAGAAGATAATGCTATGAATGATCGTGTTTTATTAAATGAGTTTATTATTAATAGAGAACAATTTTACCCACGAAATTCAAAAGCAGTCCTTCATTTATATGATACTGCCGAAAGAGTAGTTAATAACAAAGAACCAGGCAATTATTTAAATAAAAATTTAAATGATAATTTAAATAGTTTACGTGAAATAAACTATGTTATTGTTCCAAATAATGAAGATGAACCTAGTACAGAAAATAATACATTAACAGATGATAACACTATAAAAAATATTATTAAAGTAAGTACTATTGAGCAAAAAGAATATATGATAAATATTTCTAACTTTACAACATTTGTAAATCCGGCAAATGAAATTTTTTATACACAAAATACATTTTATGATTCAAGACTAAAACCAAATATGCATGAAACAACCGAACATAGAAAAAGATGGGGATTACAAACAAATTTTTTATAATATTAATATAAAGTTAATATTTAATATTATTGTATTAATTAATGCCTTATATTTTAGAAGTGCAAAAAATTGCTTGGAATTATAAAAGTAGACATATAGGATATATGAATAAAACTTTTGAAACACAAGAAGATGCTTGTGTTTATTATAATAAATTTAATCAACATATGACGCCATTAACTAATAAAAATAATTATTGTAGTGATTGGGATCCAGATACTTTCTTAATGTATATTGTAAGAGAGCATTTTTATGAACTTTTACATATAGCACCTTTCGAAAATAGTAATGAAAATAGTAATAAAAATAGTAATAAAAATAACAATAACTCTCTTATTTAAAAGTTATTTCACTAAGTTCTACAGGAATTTTACCTTTATTTGGACAAGTAAAATTGTGAGTAAATAAATCTGTATCTTCTGGGTTTTCTGGTGCTGCTGTTCCAGTTATTGCTTCACATAATGGACATTTATATATTTTTTTTCCATCTTTATTTATTAAAACACTAACTTTAAACGTTTCTATAGGTAATTTATATGATGGTTCAGTATATAATAATTCACGCATTGACTTATTACTAAAAAAGTGCGGAATAAATGGTTTCAATTGTTCTTGTGACACTGTATTTATAATTATAATATTTATGTCACTTTGTTTCTCATTAATTAACCTTTTAAGTTCTGGAACATGTAATAAACCTATTGCTACAATAATACATTTTATTTCTGGATTTATAGCAAAAATGGATAATATATCATCGGAATATTCATTATTACAACTGCCTGTCTCTCTATCGCATAAACTTATGCTCGAATATTTTATAGGAATATTGGTTCTAAAATTTACATATTGAACTATAACAGATGAAGAATAATTAGATGAAGAATAATTATCTGTTCTTAAAACCTTGTCTATTAAACCTATAGGTGCTTCTGAATAAAAGTATGTTTTATTTTCACCAATTTTTTTAACAACATTATCAATTATATTTTTTTGTTTTTTTATAATGTTTAAATATTCTGCGTTATCTGTTTTGCTAGTATGTAATTCACCCATTAATATAATTGTTTTTTTTCTAATATCTAATTTATCTAGTTCTTCTAACTTTCCAGCCACTCTTTTTAGTTTGTTTTTTCTTATATTTCTTCTTGTTTTGTTTCTTTTTAAATTTCTTCTTGTTTTGTTTCTTTTTAAATTTCTTCTTGTTTTGTTTTTTCTTATATTCTTTGTGTGATATTTATTACTTACTAAATATTTAGTCATATATATAATTATTATATTTTTAAATGTTTTTTAAAGATTAAAACATTTAAAAATATTATTCAACAGTTACAACTTTTGCCAAATTTCTAGGTTTATCTGGATTTAATCCTTTAACAATAGAAATTTCGTATGCCAATTTTTGTAATACTATAGTAAATATTACTTCATTATAATAATCTAATTTATATAATAGTATATATTTATTGTCATCTATTTGTAATTCATCTATAACATTTTGCGAATTTGTTATTACAAATAAGTTTGTTTCTCTTCCAAGTATTTCATAATAAGTTGATCTTATATTGGCATAATTTGTAATATCATTATAATCAATTAATAAAAGCGTTAAATTAGTATTATCCAATAAAGCAAATGGTCCATGTTTTAATGAACCTGCTGAAAATCCCTCGCAATGAATATAAGTGATTTCTTTTATTTTTAAGGCACCTTCACATGCAACAGCATATAATTTATGTTTTCCTAATATAAATAAACTATTAATAATATTATTATTAATAATATCTCTCAAAATATTAATTTTATTAGCAATTTTACTATCATTTAATAATTGAGTTATGTTATTTGGAAGAACTCTTAAACAATTCAAATTTTTTATATTATTTAAATCATTATTTACAAACCACATACTAATTAAACTTAAAACTATTAACATGCTAGTAAAAGATTTGGTTGATGCTACACTAATCTCTGAACCAGCATTTAAATATACCCCACAATCAACTTCGCGTGCTATTAGTGAATCTACTTTATTTATAATTCCCATAGTTAAACATTTTCTTAGTTTACAAATTTTTAAACAATTATATACATCAATAGTCTCTCCAGATTGAGATAAGAAAATACATAAAGTATTAGAGTTATTTCTATTATTTGGTAAAGTATTTTCAGTGAATTCACAAGCACTAACAATTTTAACATTTACAAAATAGTTTATTTCATTAAAATAAATTTCTCCTAATATAGAAGCATTAAAACTGGTACCGCAACCAATTAAATAAATAAAGTCAATAGCATTAATATTATTTATTATGCGGTCAAGTCCACCCAATTTTATTCTATTATTATTTATTCGTCCTCCGTAATTATATGCTTTTTGTATTGTTTCTGGTTGTTCCATTATTTCTTTCAACATCCAATGAGCATAATTTTTTTTAGAATTGTGAAAATCTTCATATGTTGCTTTTTTAACATCGTAAATAGTAGTATTATTATTTGATAAATCATATTCATTATTTTCGCCCAAAAATTTATAACTATTATTATTAATTTTTACAATAGTATTATCGCTCAATGGAATATAATCATATACTAATCCAACAAATCCATTTGTTTCTGAAGCACAAATTATATAATTAGCATTATATCCTAAGAGCAAAGGAGAACCTTTTCTTGTTATATAATATGTGTCTGGTATTTTTGTATAAATTATAACCAGCGCCCAAGTTCCTTCTAGTTGTTCAAGACTTTTTTTAAGTGCTTCTTCAAAATTATCACTATTTAATGTATAATATTCAATTAAATTAGCAATAACCTCACTATCTGTATCACTATAAAATTTATAACCCTTCACAAGCAAAAATTCTTTAATAACTAAAAAATTATTAATTATACCATTATGAACCAATATAATATCTCCATTTTGTGAATAATGTGGATGAGCATTATAATCTGTTTTACCTCCGTGCGTTGCCCATCTAGTATGTCCTAGAGCAAATTTAGAAAAAATGTTGTTTTCTGTATTTTTCTTTATATATATATTTTTTAATAAATCAAAGCAATCTTTTTTAGAAGTAGATGCTTTTTTTAATATATCATGTTTATTTGTATTTGAATTCATATAACATATTCCCATTGAATCATAACCTCTATTTTGTATTAATTCTAGACTATTAAAAATATGCTCCAAAGCATTTGTATTTTTTTTAGAATATATAAATGTTATTCCACACATTTTCAAAATTAATATATTAGTTAATGTAAAAGTTCTAATTATTAATATTAATTATTTTATTAATATTAATTATTTTATTAATATTAATTATTTTTTATTTTTCATTAATATTGTTTTTTTTTAAAAATCCTCTCCAAATTCAAAAGTATTTACTTTTGAATCTTTTGTTGCGAGAGAATATTCACTTACACGATCTTCAAAAAAATTGGTTTTTGTTTCAATGCTTATATTTTCCATCCATTCAAAAGGGTTTTTGCTTTCATAAATTTTATCACCTCCTAATTGAAGACTTAGGCGGTCAGCAACAAACTCAATATAATCTTTCATTAATACTTGATTCATGCCAATTAGTCTACAAGGAAGCGCTTCAGTAATAAATTCAAGTTCAATTGTTACTGCTTCACTAATTATTTCGTGAATTTTTTGCTTTTTAAGTGGTTTTAATAATTTACTATGTAATAATACAGCAAATTCCGTATGTAATGCTTCATCGCGCGATATTAATTCATTAGAAAATGTTAATCCAGGCATCAATCCGCGTTTTTTTAACCAATAAATTGCACAAAATGCTCCTGAGAAAAATATTCCTTCAATACAAGCAAACGCAACCAATCGTGTGGCAAAATTGGATTTTTTATCATTTATCCATTTAATGGCCCACGCACCCTTTTTTTTTATACATTCATATTCATCTAACGCATTAAATAATTTTGACTTTTGTGCTTTATCTTTTATATATGTATCAATTAAAGTAGAATATGCTATAGAATGAATATTTTCCATTGCAATTTGAAATCCGTAAAATGCTCGCGCTTCACTTAGTTGAACTTCACCCATAAAGCGAACACCTAAATTTTCTAATACTATTCCATCGCTTGCCGCGAAAAATGCCAAAATCATAGATATAAAATGTCTCTCATCGTCGTTTAAATTGTCCCAATCTTTATTATCTTTTGATAAATCAATTTCTTCGGCCCTCCAAAATAAATCTTCTGCTTTTTTATACATTTTCCAGATGTCTTGATCCTTGATTGGGAACATTACATAACGATTAAGGTCTTCTTGTAACAATGGCTCTACAAAATTCTTGTTCATCCTAAATAATATATGTATAGATTTTTATATTTTTTCAATATATATTATAAAACGTATATTTTAATTATAAAATTTATATTTTAATTATAAAATTTATATTTTAATTATAAAATTTATATTTTCATAATTTATATACTATGAACTTCAAATTACCTAGAAATATTATTTCTAATAATATTTTAAAAAATGTTTTATATTTAGTAACTTCAGCATTGGCTGTAAGTTATATTATTAATGAACAAAGTTTAGCACTTTTAAGTTTAATAGTGATTGCGTGTGGAGTATATGTAATGAATAAAAGTATTGTTATTGCTTTACTTGTGTCAATTATTATTACTAATTTATTACTATCAATGAATTATTTAAAAGATTATGACGTAATGGAAGGAATGGAATCAAAACAACCAAAACAAAGAGTAACAAGACAATCTAGACAAGAAGAAGAACCAGAAGAACCAGAACAACCAGAACAACCAGAACAACCAGAACAACCAGAACAACCAGAAGAAGAACCAGAACAATAAATATAGCAAAATTAAAGAAAAAACTATAAAAATATTATTCTTTTTATGTTAAATAATGTATGTATAAATTTATATTTATATTTATATTTATATAAATATAAGTATAAATATGAATATAAAATTCAAATTACCAAGAAATATTATTTCAAATAATATTGTAAAATATGTATTATATTTAATAACTTTAACATTAGCATTAAGTTATTTTATAAATGAGCAAAGTTTAGCACTTATAAGTTTAATAATAATAGCGTGTGGAGTATATGTATTAAATAATAATGTTGTTATTGCTTTGTTTAGTTCAATTATTATTACCAATTTATTATTGTCAATGAATTATTTAAAAGCTACTGATACAATAGAAGATCTTCAAAATAATGACAATTGCTGCAATGGAGCAACATTTTATACTTCAAATTTATTAAATTATAACACTTTAAGTGAAAATATAAATAATAAAAATAATTGTGACAATATGAAACGCGATATAACAGCACATCTTGAAAGTATTTCTACTGATGAATCACTAAAAGCTAGATTTTTTTCAAAGTTATATTCAAATAATGATTATATGAAAGCAACAAGTATATGCAATACTATGGATACAAGTAGTTCTACTTATAATATGAAAGGAACATTATTTAAAAAATCTGATACAAGTTCAAATGTATTAGAAAGTCCTAATACATTACCCAAAGATATATTAGATGTAATAGCATTTAGTAATATTAGAAATAATTTAAATAGTAATGATAAAGATACTTTAGAAATAAATGTAATTGAACCATTGGAAATTATGAATAGTAATTTAATGGCTATTATAAGACAAAATAATTTACAAAGACAAATAAATATTTCAGACTTAACAACTGCTGAGAGAACTCAATTAGCAAGTATAAAAGCTACATTAAAAGAATTGTATAATTCATCTAATACACGACTAACAACAACAAAAACAGACATAAAATATACATTATTAGGTAAAAATAATGCTACAAATACTTACCAACCAATAGGAACACAATATATATTAAATGTAGACCAATTTTTTGATTGCTCAGGTGTTGTTCAAAATAATAATAGTGGAACATTGTCAGCATCTGATATAATGGATTTAAGTAATAATAATTATTTTGGAACATCTGGTCGCTCTATTATTCAAGGTGGATTAGGAGATGCCAGTTATAATCCGTATGGAACTTTAACACAAGCAGATTTATACCCAAGTAATAAAGATTTAGAAATGGAATTACGTAGATTAGAAACTATACCTGCGTCAGGAAATGCTCCAGTTAATGTAATAACAAGTTATTTAAGCGCAATAAATAGTTTTTATGATAAACAAATACAAAATTTGACAGGTCTTAAAACAAACACATTTACTAAAGATTCAATAGAAGATATATATAGTATTAAAACAAAACAACCTACATTTTTTACATATGATAATACTTATAATAACAAATATCAATGTCAAGATAGTATAACAGGAAATTCAGCATTTAAAGATTGTGGTCCGGCAGCGTATTATGAAATTCCCAAATTTTAATATATGGTTTGTATTTATAATTTTTATAGTATTTATAATTTTTATAGTATTTATAATTTTTATAGTATTTATAATTTTTATAGTATTTATAATATATAATAACTACTATAAAAATTATAATGTATGGTTATGACCCTATATTTTTAGAAAAAAGAAATATAAATGAATGGTTACAAGAATCAGAGGATAATATTTTAGTAATTTTTGATAAAAATAGTTTAAACTTTTCTGCGTCACCAAATACTCCTATGAAAAATAACTCACAAGACAAAGTTTTTTGTTTAAAAAAACAATATTTATTTAACCCAGAAATAAAAGACATTTTTGTAAAATGTTTTATAGAAAATGAACAACTTATGGTAAAAAAAACATATAGTACTAAAGCAACTTATAATAATATAGGATATTATATTAATAAAAATGTATTGATTGACATAAAATCTCTCAAACCTTCATTACATGAGGAACGCATTTTTAAAGTTGTAATAAATAGTGAAGAGGAAGATAAGAATGTAGAGAATATGTATATTTCAAAAGAAACTTTAGAATTGTCTAAAATCGGACTATTTAAAATCAAAAAAATAAATGTTGCTGATAAAAAAATAACTAAGAAAAATATGCCTTATAAAGAAGAGGTTTATTTTGGAAAGTTATTATCAAATGCATTGTATGACTACTCTTTTAAATGGGATGGTCCAATAAATTCTTATTTACGATTTGGTCTTATATACTTTCAAAGTCCTATTTTTTTAAAAACATATAAAGTTTATGGAGATACAAAAGATAGTGCTTGCGAAGCAATTATAGATAAAATAACAGATCTTGATAGAGCATTTTTAGAAGCAGCACCAAGACACGAGCGACCTTTCAGAACATATTATAGAGGAATGAAAGAACCTTTTACTAATTTGATAAATGTAGGTGATTCAGTAACCATTCCTAACTTTATTTCTATTACCAATAATTATGGAGTGGCACTAAATTTTTCAGATATAAAAAAAACACAATGTTGCATATATGAAATAAATATAGCAAATGGTGTTCCATATATAAATATGATAAATACAAGTAAATACAAAGCCGAACAAGAAACATTATTACCTAGAAATTTAAAATTTACTATTACAAATAAACAAACTACAGCCACAATTCAAAAATATTTTATATCAGTTTCATTACAAAATAATGACCAATTCAAAATTCCTAGTGGATGTAGTAAATTTTATTTAGGTAAATTAATTCGTGTTAAGTCATCATATTTAGACTTGGTTACAAAATCCAAAACGAATCTAGTTATTCCAGAAAACAAAAAAACAACAAACTCAAAGCGATGCCCCAACGGAACTCGTAAAAATAAAATAACTGGACTATGCGAATCTATAACTAACATTGTTAATACAAACAATTCAAATGAAAATATAACATCGAAGCAAAAAACAAAATCTAAACGATGCCCTAATGGAACTCGTAAAAATAAAATAACTGGACTATGTGAAAAAACTAATAAAGTTTAAAGTAATTTAATTTAAAGTAATTTAATTTATAAATAATAATAAGATTCTTTAATATTATTATTTGTTAATAATAATATGAGAGATTGTTGTGCTAGCACAAAAAGAGCCAAAAAATGTAAAAGAAGAGACGGAAAACTATTTAATCTTCCGCGAAAATTTACAAAAAAACGATGTGCTCATATTAAAGGGTTTACTATGCGTTCATCGTGCGCACCATATAAATATTGCTAAATTTATTTACTATAACTATGAAATAGAAACGCAGCACTGGCCCCTAATAATTGAGCAATTACATATACTACAAATTTGGAAGCATCTATTTTATTAGATAATAACATCATATAACTTACTGCTGGATTGAAGTTGCCACCAGAAACTTTGCCACCAAAATAAATAACTGATGCTAAAGTAATACCTATTGCTAAAGGATCGCCCGACATTAAAATTACTGCCAAGAAAACAAAAGTTCCAATGAATTCTGTGAAAAATTCTATCAACATTTTATATAAATATAAAATATAAAATATAAAATATAAAATATAAAATATAAAAGAAATAAAAATAAAACATAAAACTTATATAAAGTTATGAATAAAACTGGCACAAAATCTACTATTTATGACCCAGATACAGATTCTGTAAAGTATGTAGATAATACGTATGATGGCAAACCATTTTTTAGAAAAATTTATGGTAAACCTCATCCATTCTTAGATTATTCAAAAAAAGCAGAAAGTGCAATAGTTAAAATATTAATGGAACATCCACATCCACATCATAATATTGTATATTATTATGACATTAATAGTAAATATGTTGACATGGAACAAGTAGATACACACAAGTCAAATCCATTATATGACCCCTCTATGACACACGAAGACTTAAATGAAATAATAGAAACAATGAGTAAAGTAAAAGACTTTTTACAAGCACTAGGAATTATGTATATAGATTGGAAATTCGATAATATGGGAAAATCTGTATATGGAAAATATAAATTGTTTGATTTTGATGCATCTGGACTAATTGATTTAAAAACGCAACAATGGAAACTCAAAGCAAATCCTATGTATTGGAGTTATAATGAGGCAATAAAAAATGGAGCAAAAACACCAAAAGAAATTGATGATTGGTCTTTTAACTATAATATTATTGAAGAAGGGGAAAAATTAGTTACCAACGCATAAGTGAAAAAATTTTACCATAAATAAACATGACTTAATATTTTAGCGTTATAATAACCTTTCGATTTTCTTTTTTCTAATGCTATTGCTGTTCCTCTTTTTTTTGTCCCGGAATGCCTATTAAAATAATTTTGCATACGTTTGCGATCATTATGATTTTTATAAGCATATAATTTTAAAGGTGTTCTATCTTTAAATTGTTCATAATCTGACGCGCCAAAATGTATTTTGCGTATTTTTTGTGTTGCTTTATTCTTAACATAGGCTGTGTATTTTTTGCCTGTTATTTTACTTCTCTCAAACTTTATAATTTTTTCGCGCATTATTTTATTTTATTTTAAATTATATATATTAAAATAAAATAATCTAGTGTGTAATAAAAATAATATTTTATTATAGTATAATAA